GGATTCGGTAATAAGTTACTTCGATCGAATTTAGTCGGGCTCAAAACCTATCGAAAAAAGATAGAAATGTTTTAAAAGTGCTACTTTTGGGAAAAGAAAGTAGGCTACAATAGCGTAAAACATGACTAACAACCCAAAGAACCGCCAGCAATGGATATTTGATTTACTCAAAGTAGAATCATTAAATTGGACTGAATGCTTCGGTAAGTATTCGGAAACGTTCGGTAAGTCTGATAAAACATTTGATAAGGATTGGAAATTAGCTAATAAGAGAGTAACAGAATATCGAAATAAGGCGAATACGGCAAAAGAGGAAGCTAGTATAGCAATTGAAGTAGAGGCCGTAAAAAGTGGTTTAAAAGCTAAAATAGACCGATGCCTTGAAAAGCAAAAAGATGTTGATTTATTGAGGCAAACTGTAGAAGTTGGCTTGACAGATGATTTTTACATTTCCGATGGCCAATACATTTTGTTCCAACGCCCTATGACGGCCACCGAAAAGGCTACAATCCTAAAACGTGCTAGCGAAATCGAAGCCGAAATAAGTAAGATTGAAAGTGATTACGCGCCAATCAAGAGCGCAAACACAACCCCCACCGGCGAACAATTACCACAGCCACCGTCTGTAAATATCATAACTAGCAATGTGAAGTTATCAGATTCAGAGCAGGAAGTGGACAAAGAACATTAATACTATCAATGTACACTTTTAACACAACAGACGTATTTTTAGCTAATTACCAAGCTACCGAGGGTATAGTTATTAACCAAGGCGGGACCGATTCAGGAAAAACGTATGCACTTATACAAGTATTATTTACTTTCGCGACTACAATAACACCGCCGAAAGAAGACCCAATTATTACCGTAATCGGCGAAAGTGTGCCGAATTTAAAAAAGGGCGCTTATCGAGTGGCAAAGTCTATAATCGGTTCAACGGAAAATTTCAAGGAGTACATTAAATCGGTCAACGAAACGGACAGAACTATAACTTTTAAATCCGGTTGGATTATGGAGTTTATTAGCTGTGAAACCGAGCAATCAGCAAAGCAGGGGAAAAGGCAATACGCATTCTTTAATGAGGCCAACGGCGTAACATGGCAGATATTTTGGCAAATAGCGAAAAGAACCAGGATAAGAACATTTATAGACTATAATCCAAGCGCTCCGTTTTGGGCGCATGAAAATTTGATAGGAACCAATAAAGACACGAATGATTTAGGAATGGATGTCAAATTGATAATCAGTGATCATAGGCATAACACATTTTTAAGCGAAGAAGAACACAGGCGAACCGAAAGTATTAAGGACGCCGAATTGTGGCGTGTTTATGCCAGAGGCTTAACAGGGAACTTGTCAGGCTTAATATTTCCCAATTGGAAGGTTATTCCGGATGATAAATACCCTTGGCAAAATGATAAATTCTTTGGCGGGTTAGACTTTGGATATACCAACGACCCAACTGCAGGAGTAAAAATTGTCAAAGTCGGGGATTCGTTATTCGTGCATGAATTGTGCTACATGCCTGGTATTTCGCCAATAGAAATAAAACAAATATTTGAGGCCAATGGGTTTGGCCGTGACCATTTAATATATTGCGACCATGACCCAGATATGATTAGCCAATTAAGACGGTTAGGAGTTATGGCATTTGCGGCGCGCAAAGGAGCTGGTAGTATCAATGCTGGTATATTGAAACTAAAGGAGTATGACGTATTCTATACTCAAAGCAGCGTAAATTTAGCGATGGAACGGGCGAAATATATGTGGATAAAGGATCAAAAGACGGGCAAAGCAATTAATACACCTATTGACATATTCAATCATTTAATGGATGCCACGCGTATAGCCGTCTACACTCACTTATTCAGAACTACATAACATGACCATAATATTTTCAGATAATTGCTTCCCTATGATGTCGAAGTATACACGATATTGGAAGGAAAAGTTAGTTTTAGAAAAAGCAAAAGAAATAGGGTTTAATAAATTAACCGTTGGTGAAACAATATCAGTAATAGACCATGTGGCACTAGGTCGGCAATATAATTTTGAAGTCACTGAAATTGACGAGAATATTATTTATTTGGACTGGTTAGCAACAATAAGATGATTAAATAACGGTTTAATCAAAAATATAATGTAGGTTTGTAAAAAATATTCAACCATGAAAAACTTAATCTTAATTTCAATCACTGCACTTTTATTCACAAGTTGCAAAAAGTGTTATCAATGCTCAGTAGTGTTGACTACTTCATCATCTCCATCTGTAGAAATGTTCACTAAATATGAATCGACTACTACTGATTTTTGCGGTAATGATAAACAAAGGGCGCAATTTATCAAGGAAGGTAATACAACAACCGTGACTAAAAGAGGCATTTATTTAGTGACTGATAGAAAGGTAACAAGCTGTAGTGCAAAATAAAATACGCAGATTAACAAAATAAGTTTACTAAACTTTCAATAAATACTGAAAGTATAAGTACAAATGTATATATTTGTCAAAGCATAAGCCTTAAAACCTTATTAAATTGGCAAATATTATAACTAAAGCCGTTTTTAAAGCGGGCAATTCGCTTGTAAATTGGGCCTCAAAAGGTGTAGCTAATACCTACGTCACGAATAAGGACACATTTCAATTAATACCTATTGGTGGGCGCTATGGGTTTAAAGTCCTAAATAATGATGGAGTTATTAAAGCCTATGCCGAATGCCCGCCTTTGTCAGCTATAATTAACAAGAAAGGGCGAGCAGCAAACAACGGAGTTCACAAGTTATATCGTAAAGGTGGCTCAGAGGTTAAAGGTTATAGCCCATTTAAAGACATAATCAAAAGTCCTAATCCTTGTATAACAGGGAATCAATTTAGAGTTAATAGTCAATTCATTGCTCAATTATATGGGTATTGTGTTATTTTAAAGACTTATCCTGTTGTAGGTTTTGAATTAGAAGCCCCACCAAATTTGTGGATTGTACCGCCTTCAATGGTGAAAGTAACTTGGAGCGAAGATTATCTATTTGCAGGAAGTATTATTGACCTAATAAAAGAAATTACATACACACCGCCAGGAAGCAAAACGATTAAACTTGAGCGCGAAGATGTGTACATTCTAACAGGTGAACAGCCTAGTTTATCGCACCCTTATTTAACTGAGTCTGTTCTAACAGGCCAAGAAGAAGTAATAAGTGGGCTAATTAATCTATTCAATACTCAAAATTCACTTATTGAAAGTCGTGGGGCAATTGGCATGATCACGCCAGACCAAAAGGATGGCATGGGCCAAACATTCCCTTTAATGGATAGTGAAAAGGAAATAATACAAAGCGATTTCAAGAAATACGGGACTTTAAAAGATAAGTTTAAGTACATAATTACAAATCAATCTTTGAAGTTTACGGCTATTTCGGCTCCGATTCGGGAAATGATGTTGCAGGAAACCGCGAAACAATATACACAAGCCTTGTGCGATGCTATTGGGTTCCCTTATGGATTAATGTCTGAAGGCGGTAATACGACTTTTAGCAATCAAAACAGCTATAAAAAAGAACTATACACCGACTTTATTATTCCTACTGATGTTCAATGGTGCCAACAATACGATGAAATGAGTGGTATTACTGAGGCTGGATTTGAAACCAAGGTAGATTATAGCCACTTATCAATACTAGCTGATGACGAAAAAGAAAAGTCAGAGGTTCGCAAAAATAATGTAGCAAGTATAAGGACTCAATTTTTATCTAACATGATTAAATGGGATAACGCATTAATCTTGTTAGGAGAACAACCGATAGGGGGCGAAAATGGTGGAAAATACTTTTACCAATTAGATCAAGAAATTCAACAAACTTTTACCTATGGCAAAGACACAAACCAAACTAACGGAAGCGGAAATAACCAAGGCAATCAAGGACAAGGAGAAAATAATCAAGTCTAAACAAATTGTAAGAAAATGATTTACAAATTCGATACAACAAATGATTTATTTGATTTTGTCAAGGCTTGCCCTGATAATATCAACAAGCTAATTAAAGAAAAGAAAGCCTCTATCAAGTTAGCTGATGCTGTATTATTTAGCCCATCTAATGAGTATATTACAAAGACAGGCATTAAAGAAGCTGGTTTAATTGATAAAGCCGAACCCACTTTATCTGAAGGCCAAATAATGGTTCGTGCTATCATCAATACTACAAATGTGTTAGATAGCCATGATGATGTCCATATCCCTGGTTTATGGAAAAAATCTTTACAAGAGAATAGATACATTTTACACCTACAAGAGCATGAAAGAAAACATGACAAAGTAATTAGCGATAATTTAAAAGCGTATACAAAAAATGTATCTTGGGAATCTCTGGGGTATAGTTTCGCTGGCAATACGCAAGCCTTGATATTTGATTCAATCGTATCTAAGGAACGTAATGAGTTTATGTATGATCAATATTTAAAAGGTTACATTAAACAGCATAGCGTAGGCATGAAGTACGTAAAAATGTATTTCTGTGTCAATAGTGGTGACGAATGGGCAACAAGCTATAAAGATAATTGGGATAAATACATTGACCAAGTAGTAAACAGAAAGGAAGCAGAGGTAGAAGGCTATTTCTTTGCAGTCACAGAAGCAGAAGTAGTTGAAGGGTCAAGCGTTGTATTTGGTTCAAACCATATTACACCAACTATCTCAGTAACTCAGTCAAAACAAGAAGATAATTCAGAAGCCGCTAATGATAGCACTTCGAATGACAATACAATCGAGCCGTCAATTGACACTCAAAAGCAAGTAAACATTATTAAAAATTTAAAATTCTAAAAACAATGAGTAACAAACCTCAAAAACAAACAGAAGCGGAATTTTTAGCCTCAATTGAAGGATTAGATGAAACCGCAAAGCAAACCGTAATTAAAGCTCGTGAACAATTCAACACGGCTATGGAAGAAATGAAGGCCGACATGATCAGCAAAGAAGATGTTGAAACTATCTTAGCTGAAACATTGAAAACAGCAACTGCCGCAACAAAAGAAATGATTGAAAAGTTACACGCCGCTGCAATCAAGCAAGGCCAAGAAATTGCCAACCTTAAAAACCGCCGCGAATCAGGTGTTCAAGCCAAATCATTTGCCGAGCAAATCAAAGAGCAAATCGAAGCCAACAAGGATGCGTTTGAGTCATACAAAAGCAATGCCCTTCAATCATTCAAGTTAACTCTTGATGTAGCACAAGCACAAAAAGCAAGTGCCAACATGACCACTTCGAACATCAACAGCACGCCAAATGTAGTAAGCACTAGCGTTGTGCCGGGTTTAATTGGTCCAATGGACATCGAGCCTATGGTTATCAATTTCTGCGATGTGGCACGTACAAACAGTGCTATTATCCACTACGTTGAGAAAAAGAATCGAGACGGTTCTACTATTTTTATTTCAGAAGCCGCATCAAAAAACAAAATTGACTTCGATATTGTTAAGAATACAAGTAACGCCCGTAAAGTTGCTGACTACATCAAAGTTTCAGATGAAATGTTAGATGACGTGGACTTCATGGCAGCGGAAATTGAAAGTGAATTAATGTATCAAATTCGCAAAGCAGCGGGTTCTGGTGTGTTAAGTGGTGATGGTAATTCACCAAATCTTAAAGGTATTACGCAATATGCGGCAGCTTATTCTTTAACCACTGTGTTAACAGAAACACCAAACAATTACGATGCTTTAATTGCCGCAGCTACACAAATCAAAATCAACGGCGGTATTCCTACTCACGCGTTCTTGTCTCCTGTTGACGTTGCAAACATGAAGATTAACAAAGGAACTACAGGCCACTACGTTATTGTAAACGGCGAAATGACTTTATTACCTTTCCAAGTTGTAGAGGTTGCTGATTTCACAGTTGGTAAGTTGTTGATGGGTGACATGCGTAAATCTAAGGTTCGCGTATTACAAGACGTAACTGTTGAATATGGTTATGATTCTGATGACTTCACAAAGAACATGAAAACAGTTCGCGCTGAAACACGTTTACACCACTACATCGCTGATAACCACGCAGCCGCATTCGTTTACGATGATATTTCTGATATTATCACCGCAATAACAGCCGCTTAATATTCAATATAAAATTTCAATCACATGGAACGTATAAATGTAATCGCAACTGGTAAACACCCAAACCGTAAAGAAGGCGACGCTCACGCAGTACTTGAAGTGCATGTAGAACGCTACGTCAAAAACGGATGGGTAAAATTAGCAAAAGGCGAAACCTTAGAGGCCCCAAAAGAAACAATTACAGAGGAATCAAAGGAAGCCGAGACCGATGTAATTGCGGAAGTGAAGCCTAAAACAAAAGCCAAAAAACAATAATTACAAATGGTTGCATTAATCAATAACGACTATTTTACCAACAGCTTGTCGCTACCTAATACGGATAGCGGCAAGCCTGAAGGTGAAGTGCTTACATCGCTTATACTAACGTTACAGCCAGCGTATTTGGATGATTTGTTTGGCGTCGAAATGGCAGAGGATTTCAATACTTCGATCGAAGATATTGAAACCGAAATCAATGACGTGCCGCAAAAATATCGAGATATTGTATTTGGAAAAACGTTCACGGCATTAAGCGGTGATAAATTAAAGTGGATAGGTTTATCAAGTCACTGGCTTGTTGCTGGCCAAGGAACTACAAACAAAGTAAGCCCATTGGCTAATTACGTCTACTTTAATTATGTAAGTCAGTTGATTAAAAGCGTACAATCTATTGGAGTTGTTGAGCCTAATTTTGAAAACGGGAAACTAGTTTCACCGCATCAAACATGTGTGAGTGTGTATAATTCCATGGTAAAGAATCATTTAATTCTTAATGAATTATTGCTTTCCGATACAACAGCATATTCGACATACAAACCGCTTAATTTAGATTTATTCACCTATCTACCCCATGTAATCTAATGCCGAAAACCTATAACAAGTTGCCTATTTCAGTCCCTTCTGTGTTTACCACAATAGTAGACACCGTAAGCGACAACATAAGCGAACAAATAGGGGCAAGCGTTAAATTTAAGCATGGTACTTGGGATCATGTAATAAGTCGTTTAATTGCTGAGTCAAAAGCTACATCTACCAAAAACGAAAGATACCCGTTAATAATTCTCATTCATAACTTCGAAGAAGTGATAAGCGATGATTATTTGGGCATTGACGTAAGCCTTGACTTTTGTATATGCACTCAGTCCCAAACCGGACTATTAAGCGACGAAAGATATAGCCAAAGCTATTTGCCTATATTATATCCAATTTACGCTGAATTCATGCAAGTAGTTGCAGATTCACAGTATTTTGACGGCTATAAATCGAAATGGTACCCACATACAAAGATTGATGATTTGCACATGGGAGATGATGGTAAGCGTGCGTATAAATTACCTGATATTTTAGACGGTATATTTATCCAAGGATTGAAATTAAAAATTGATGAACAAAAATGTATTTAGTAAAATTAAAAAATTAAACAAATGGCAAAAACAATTATAGGCTGGCTTGGATGCGATAGTTCAGGTAAGGCCCAAAATACAGGTGTACAAACCTGCATCATTGACCCTAAGTTATTCGAAGATATAATCTTCATTCCAAAGGGCGATGTGATTACACCAACAGAGGCACTCTCATTGACCTCTAAAATTAATTCAATGTTGGTTCATGACAACCCTAATAAACGTTGGTACCCTATCAACGATTTAGTAGGATGCGAAGACAAATCGAGTGAATACACAGTTGAGACCGCTGGCTATGGCGGTCAGTTCTATGGCAACGATGGAAAACAATTTTTCATGTTTGCTCATAAAAGTGGGTTAACGATGCACAAACAGTATCGTAAATTTCACCAAATGCAGGAGAAATATGATTTTATTTCTGTTGATCGTAAAAATAAAATCCTTGTAGGAGTTGAGAAAGGTGCTGACTTTGGTGGCTTTAATTTAGAAAACATCATTGTACCTGATTGGAAATTAAGCACCGGCGCCGCTGCTATGTATAACGTAGGTGTTGCCTTGCAAGATTCTACAGAATGGAATGATTCAATTACATTCATTAAGATGCCTACCGACTTGTTACCGACATCTATTCGCGGTTTAAAACAAACGGCGATTAAAGTAACCGGAACCGGAACTTTCTCGTCTTTACGTGTAGCAACGTTCCAAGTCGTTACACCTCATGGAAATATGTATAGCACTTACAAAACCGAGATTTTAGCCTCAACGGGCGCGGTTATTAAATGCTATAACACAGCAACCGGAGCGTCATTAACAACGTCAACGATTACCGGCGATGATGTGACAGAACAATTTACAATTACTTTAGGTGCTACCGGATTCCCTGGCACTGCAGGTGATGAAATTACATTGAAATTCGGACCCGTATCAGATTTGATTACGGCAACTATTCCCGGGTTCTCTGAATGTGAATTGAACATTGCACGTGCATAAATTTAATTAAGGCGGGCCATAAACCCGCTTTAATTTCATTCAATCTTTAGCTATGGGAGCAATATTTGAAGTCGTAAACAATGTCGCAAAATTAGACCTAACGAAAGAGGCTATGCGAGCTATTGTCACCCATAAAGAAGACATAGCAGACATCAACCGTGAGCAATTACTAGATGGGTTAAATACTGACGGCGTGAAAATTACACCAGATTATCAGAGCCCTGCTTATGCACGAATGAAAAACAGAATGAACGGAGCGCCGGGTTACGGAACTCCTGATTTATACAAGCGGGGTAACTTCCATGAAGGCATTAAAGTTGACGTAGTGAATAAAGACACATTTGACCAGAATTCAACTGACAGTAAAAACCAAATGCTAAAAAAGAAATATCCTAAAATTTTAGGGTTAAGTGAAAGCGGGAAAGAGGAATTAATCGATAATAAAGGATTTGAAGACACATTACTTTCAAATATTAAAGAAGTGACAAAATTATGATGTATAAAGACCTAAATATCCCATTAATAGAATTCGTAAAGGTTATTGAAACTGGCGATACTTCTACTATTGAGAATTGGCAGTCATTATATATGCAGTATCTCGAGGCTTTGGGGGATAAAAACATTTCAATCATTGTTACGCGATCAGCAGAGATTGAACAACTTGAAAATAAAATACGAATTGGCGAAGCCGTTATAAATATATACGACATAACAAAGTCTTACGCCACAGCGAAGTTACTTCAGGAATTCGGGTACAGTGTAGGAATTGTACTAAACGAATCAAATGCGGATGCCTACGTTAAGGCTGTCCATGGGTACTTGAAGTCGGAAAAGTTTAGGGTAAAAGAATTGCTCGAATCAATCAAACTACCGGAAGGTGACAAGGTTACGTTAAACCTACAATTCTTTCAAGGCATGATTGTCAAATTTGAAATAGCCTTTAAAAAAGATATTGACATCGACAAATTAAAACTTTTGAAATACTGTGAGTATTATAAACAATATGTACTTTACATCGAATCAGAAAACAAAAAGAATAGCAATGATATTATTTAGTTTAGGATTTTTTGCGGCTGTATTATTGTTTGTCATGTATAACATGGCATTGAAATACTTACTAAAAAAAGGCAAGTTAGCCATTGAACAAGGCAATGAAATAATTGACCAATACAACCAAGTAGCGTTAGACTTATACGAATTAGAAAAAGAAATTTATGGCCACTAGAATATCAGAAATAGTAGAAAAGCAAGCCTATGACCAAATTGCCCAACTTAATAAAATGTTGGGTGATGCCTTGGATATGTTTAACAAGACGGCCAACGGGGCTATCTTATTAAACAAGGCTATTTCTGAAAGTAATTCGTTTGTGCAGGCAGCTAATAATACCAATTCAACAACCAAGGCATTAACAGAATTAGAAAAGATTGAAAGACAAATCATAACTACACAGGCAAAACTTAACGCCTCGCAAACTCTGCAGGCTCAAATACTTGCAGAGGAGAAAATGAGATTGCAGGAATTGAACCGCGAAACAAAAGAATTTATTAAATCAAAACAAGTTCAAGCAGGCTCGATTGAAGAACTTAGAATGAAGTTAAGAGCAGCACAGCAAGAATATGACGCTATGGCCGCAAGCGAACGAAATGCAGGACGTGGAACGGATTTGATTAACCATATACAAAAAGTAGATAAGGAATTAAAATCGTTAGAGGCGAATAGCGGACGTTTTCAGCGCAATGTCGGTAATTATGCAAGTGCGACACATTCGCTTTCTCAAGTATTTAGAGAGATACCGGCTTTCACATATTCGGCTCAAACCGGAATCTTAGGTATTTCAAACAATTTACCAATACTTGCTGACAACTTCAAAAAGGTAGCAGCCGAAAGCGGTGGGGCTATGAATGCCATTAAGATATTCGGAGCCTCTATTTTTTCGATGGGTAATATTTTCACTATTGCCCTTGGATTATTTACTATATTTTCGAAACAAATATTTGAAATAATAGGAGGGACTAAAGAGTTGACAGCCGAGCAAAAGAAATTTAATGAGGAATATGAGCGTCAAAATAAAATGATGTCCGATGGAATTGCGCACGCAAAAGTTCAAATGGACATTATAATCGATACTACTAATTCGTATATTGATAGAAAAAAGGCGTATGACGCGCTTAATAATTTATATCCTGAATTATTGAGTAATATGACTGAAGAAGAGGCTTTAAACGGCGGTATAGCGAAGTCTTATGAAGGCATCATTTTAGCTATTGAAAAAGCAATGGTTAAAAAAACACAATTTGCAAGCCTTGAGGCCGCAATTAGCGAAAAGACCAGAATTGAAAGTGAGATTTACAGATTAACGCACCCCGCAGCCGGTTCATTTGTGTATTACGATGAAACAACAATGACGCGGTTAAATGAGCAATTATCGCTTGCTAATAATAAAATAAAAAGCATCACCGATAATATGCTAAAGCAAAAAGAAATTGAAGGCAGCGCGTTAGGTTCTGGATTATTTGGTGGTGGTTCGAAATCTGTTGAATCAGAGAAAGCGGCAAATACAAAGCGAATTCAAAACACAAAGCACACAGCCGAAGAAAAGCTGAAAATTGAAAAAGAATATGTTGATGATATTAATGCGCTAGATAGGCAGGTGCAATTAATGAATGAAAAAACCGATGATGCCACTATCGACAGAGTAACAAAAGGGCTCGAAGAAAAAAAGCGCCTCAATGCTAAATATGCAAAAGAAGAACTTGATTTAATCAGTGAAAATTTAGAAGCA